GGGCTCTCCCTTCGTTTGTTGCCCGTTTAGGCGGCGCAAGCGCTCCGGGCAAGCACTGTGTTCCCGCGCGTGCGATGCGCACGCAGCCGTGAAGGCATGGGGGAAAGGCGCGACGCCGCTCCCGCCCCGAAGGGCGGTCAGCGGTGATCGTTCATGTCGCGAAAGGATTGGCAGCGCCTACGGGATTCGAACCCGTGTTTTATGGCTGAGAACCACACGTCCTAACCCCTAGACGAAGGCGCCACATCCGTGGGGGGCGATATAGGCCGATGCGCCGGCGGGCACAAGCGGATTTTGCGGCGTGGAAGACAACGGGCCGGAGGGCTGGTGCGGGCGACCGGCACCATTTTCTTGTATCATCGTGTTCCATGTTGACTCCCGTTTGCCTCATATACCAATGGGGTAACGGCATTTTTGTCTCACCGCGTCGCATTCGTGATCGGTGCAGCGCATGCCTAATGTGGGGCTAAGAGTGGGGCTAGGCATGGCGGCACTGAACAAATTGACTGCGGTCAGGATCAGGACCGCGCCTTCCGGCCGGCATGGCGACGGCGGCGGTCTCTATCTGGATAAGACAGCAGACGGCGGGAAATGGCTATACCGCTACACATTTTCAGGCAAGCGGAGAGACATGGGGCTCGGGTCAATGTCAGCCGTGACGCTGGCTCAGGCGCGTCAGCAGCGCGATAGATGGGCAGCGGTGCTCGCATCCGGGAGAGACCCAATTGCGGAGCGGGCACGCGAGCGTGAGGCTAATGCGACTCGCGATGACCCATCTCTTGCAGACCTCGTGGATACCGTCTTCGGGGCACTCAAACACACACTCAAGGGACAGGGAGAGGCAGGGCGATGGATGTCACCGCTGCGAGTGCATGTCCTGCCAGCGCTTGGACGCCGCCCCGTGTCATCTCTCAGAACCGCAGATTTCGTGCGGGTGCTGCAGCCGATATGGCGCAGTAAGCCGAGCACGGCTGAAAAGGCCTTCAGCCGGCTCCGGCTATGCTATCGCAAGGGCAAGCGCCTCGGCCATCCGATCGACCCTGACACGCTGGATGCAGCGCGAGAACTGATGGGGGATCTGCACATCTCACCGGAGCATATCGCAGCCACGCGCTGGCAGGATGCACCTGCCCTCTTTCAACGTCTATCCGGGGACACGTCGGGGCTGATGTGTCTGCGCCTGCTGCTGCTTACAGCTGTCCGCGGAGATGCAGCACGCGGGGCTCACTTTAGCGAGATCAGCGGCGCAGTGTGGACCGTACCAAAGGAGCGTGTGAAGGGGCAACTGAAAGCGGCTTCCGACTTCCGCGTGCCGCTATCGACACAGGCAGTTGCGATCATTGATGAAGCCCGACGCCTGTCGAATGATCCAGAGGGCGGCCTTCTGTTCCCTGGAGACCGCGGCACAGCGATCAGCCAAAACGCCCTACTGAAGGCGATAGACAAGATCGGAGAACCTGGGCGTCCGCACGGCTTCCGCACCACATTTCGGACATGGGTGCAGGACACGCTTGATGGATCGCACGACCTGGCCGCAGAAACGGCACTCGGCCATGTCATCGGCAGCAAGGTCCGGCGGGCATATGCACGCTCTGACATGCTCGACCAGCGCGCTGTGCTGATGCAGAGGTGGGCCGACTATGTGACGGGAGAGGCGGCCTAGCCGGAACATGCCAGCTAGTCAGGTCGCATGCTGAGGTCTTCACAAAAATAGCCCGGATATTCCACACATCTGTTGACTTCCACACTTGTGTGGACTACCTTATATTCATGAACAGCGCAGAACTCAAAAAGCTCCTCGCCAAGCTCGGTTGCACTTTCGAAGCCAAGCGCGGCAAGGGCGGACACATCACCGTCCGGCTCGGAGAGAAAAAGACGGTGATGCCTGTTCACGGATCGCGGAAAGAACTCGGATCGGGTCTCGTCGCGAAGATCAGGAAAGACCTCGGCATCGAATGATGCCGGGGTCACCCAGAAATCCAGAAAGGAAGAACAATGTTGCAATATCCGATCACGATCGAACCGGATGGCGACGGCTATCTGGTGACCTGCCCCGATCTTCCCGAGGTGACCTCTGACGGGGACACGATTGCAGAGGCAATTGCAAATGGCGCAGACGCAGTCGAGGAGGCACTCGCGGGAAGGCTGGATGACTTCGAGGATATCCCGCATCCGGGCACATCCGGCAATGCCGTGGCCTACGTCTCGTCCCTGATCGGCCTCAAGGTGCTCCTCGCATGGGGGTTGCGCGAGCAGGGCCTCACCCGTGCCGACCTAACGCGTGCCACCGGATGGCACCGCAATCAAGTCGACCGTCTTTTTGATCCGCGGCACGCGACTCGGCTGGACCAGTTTGATGCGGCCTTTGCAGCCATTGGGAAGCGCATCGAGGCGCAGACTGCTGCGCTCGATCTGAGAAGCGCGGCATGATCATTTTCCACCCGGCCCCGCATTCCGCCCCCTGACCGCGCGCCAGATCTGCTCGGGCCAGCGCAGGGGGCTGTCGAGGAGGAGCGCGACGGCGAAGGCGATGATCAGCCAGGGCGGGCTGTTGCCCTCGACCACCACGCGCCCGACGCTGCCCGCGCGCACGGCATTGGCGTCGGCCGATTGCACGACATCGCGGCCGGCACTGGCGGCGCGGATCGCCTGATCGCGCTGCGTGCTGGTGCCAAGGGTCTGCGCCGCGGTGCGCGCCGCCTGCCCGTTCGCGGCAACCTTCGGGCCGCTCAGCAGCCCGGGCAGCGCGCCGCAGGCGGCAAGCACAAGGCAGAGCGCGAGCGCGCCCCCTGCCCGTCTCACAGCCCGCTCAGGCACAATGCGCGCTCCGCCTCCCGCCGGCGCACGAGGCCGCGCACCACCTGCCCGCCCGCCTTGTTCCACAGCCGCAGCGCCTCGCAGGCGCCGCGCAGATCACCCGCCCGGGCCCGCCGCGCCATGCTCGAGCTGCAGAACGCACCCGAGCCGATGTTGTAGGCGGCCGAGACGAACGCCGCCCGGGTCTCGGCCGGCAGCCCGGCCGGCAGGCACGGCCGGATCTCGCGCTCGAACTGCGCCACGCGGGCGGCGAGGCGGCTGTCGCACTCGGCCGGCGTCGCCACCTGCCCCGGCCGCACCCCCTGCGTGTCGCCATCGCAGATCGTCCAGACGCCCACGATATCGCGGTAGGCGCGCAGCTCGCGCCCCTCGAAAGGCGCGATCACCGCCGCCGCAAGCGCCAGCACGGCGCCGAGCCCCGCCGCCGTGCGCCGGCCGACGGCGCCGCTCTCGTCGGTGCAGAAGGCCCGGTCCCGGCGCCACTTGCGGATCAGGAGCAGGAGGTTCACCACCGCGATCAGCAGGCCCACGATCGGCACCAGCTGCGAGGCGAGGGTCGAGGCGCTCTCGAGCGAGGGCCACCATACCGGGAACGTCACCGCCCCCGGGATCGTCCCCCAGCCCGCCCGTGTCGCAATTTGATCCAGCTTGTCAGTTGTCACTTCCCTGCCCCTTTCCGGCAACAAAAAACCCGCCAGAGGCGGGTCGGTCTTCTAGCGATTTTGGGAGCCCGTCAGGCGTCAGGCATGTCTGGGATCTCGGCGAGGTATGTGGGCACCACCGTCTCCAGGTCACGGTCGTCGCTCCCCCATCCATCATCACCGCAGACATACCGATTCGGTCCTGGCCACCCAGAGTGCCACCAGACGACCTTCCAGTTCCCGTACTTGTCGATCGACAACAGCTTTTCCCCATCCTTCCATTCGGGCGGAGCTTCGTCTGCCGGCACGAAATTCAACATCATGGGGATCATTTCAGATCTCCCAATCATCGTTCGGCGGCAGCTGCACCGGCCCATCGGCAGTGACGGCGATCGGCTGCGGGAAGCGCGTCGCCTCGGGGGCATCCGCGCCATGCGGCAAGATCAGCGTCACATTCCAGACGCCGGTATCCTGCACCGGCTGACCGACGATCCAGTCATGCGGCGCGTCAGGGTCTGCGGTGTAGGTGCCGAGATCGAGCGCCTCGCCGTTCAGCACCAGAACATCGCCGGCGACAGAGACCGTCAGCATGTCGTCGCGGCGCATCGGGCTCAGGGTGATCAGAAACATGTGAGGCTCCTTTGGGTCAGTACCAGCGCCCGATGGCGCTGAAATCGACGGTGAAGTTGTTGACGTTGGAGTTGGCGGCAAACAGCATCACGCTCGCCGATGAGATGCCGGTCACCCGGACCTTGTTCCAGGCCGCCGCGCCGGTGCGCAAAGACCCGTTCACCGCAAGATTGCCGGTCGCAGCGAAGCTTGCCGGGAAGGTCCAGGAATATTCCGTCGAGCGCCAGATCGCGCCTTCGGCCGTCATGATCGGCCCCGCCGCACCGACCGCCGAATAGGTGCAGATCTGCGTGCCGTCGGCAAAGCGCACGTATTCCCCGTTGGCATTGCTGCCGCGTTCGATTTCGCGCCCCAGCACCCAATAGGTGCCATCATAGCGGGCCACCGTGTCGGTGGTGGTCAGGATATAGCCGACCGGCAGCGCGATGCCGGTGGGTGTTCGGCACGATTTGGGCCCGGTGCCATCGACGTTGAGCGTCGCGGCGCCGGTATTTGCCGCAGCGGCGCGAAACCGGATCTCAGTGCCGACGGCAATCGCCGGCAGGCCAGCAGTCACCGTGATCGCATTGGCAGATCCCGCGCACGCGCCATAGACCGATGCAGCCGGCGAGCGCGGCACCTCGAGCGTCGTGCGCATGGCGGCCGCGCTGGCATCGTCCAGCAGCGCCCTGGCCGCAGGCGTCAGTGCCGTGGCCCCCATGACACCGACCCCGGTGAAATAGGGCATCTGATCGGCCGACGACGCCATCGCGGCGAGCGAGACCAGCGTCCCCCCGGTCAGCTGTGCCAGCAGCGCATTGGCAGAGGTCAGCGACCGCACGGCATCGTCGACCATCAGTATGTCATAATTTGCGCCGGCGAGCGCGGCACCAGTCCAGCCACGACTGAGGGTGATCGAGGTCGCCGAATTGACCGCGGTAATCGGCACCACAGCGGTGCCGGCGATCAGCAGATCACCGGCACGCACACCGGCGCTGGCCCAGGTAGTGCCGACGCCGGTGACAGACGTCGATCCGGCCCCGACACTGATCGTGCCGGAGGAATAGGTCGTTGCGCTCATCAGTTGCTCCAATGTTCAGGGAAGGTCAGGCCAGATCGGCGCGGTAGGGTCAGAGGTGGTCTGCGGCATGTCCCGCAGCGCCTGCACATAGGCCAGCAGGGCAGCGCCATCGTCCGTCGGCGTCACCTGACGATCGGCCTCGTCACGCCAGCGCTGCAGGCGCCACTGCACCGCGGCGATGCGCATGTCGCGCTCGGCACGCAGGGCACCCCACGCGGCAGCGGCCTGCGCCGCGCGCCACGCATCGTCGCGGCCATCGACCCAGGCCTCGGCCTCCCAGTCCCAGACAGACCAGGATGTGGGCGGGTCAGGCAGACGCACCAGATCGCCCGCTGGCGATACAACCAGCGCCGCCGCCGGCGTCGTCGGGTCGATCACGATGTAATTCACGCCACTCGGCGCGCGGCTCGACCGGGTGATGCGCCCGGTCCGGCTGTTGACATAGGCATAGGTCATCGCTGTGCCCCCGAGATCGTCAGGCTGACACCGGTGAGGGTGTAATGCGCGTGCGGATTGGTGTCGCTGTTGTAGGAGCGGTTATAGGCATAGACCTCGATCGTGACCTCTGCCCCCCCGTCGTAGACACCGCCGACGGTCACCGGGATGATCGAATAGGTCTGGCCGCTCGCGGTGCGCACGCCGTAGGACTGCCGGTCGACCTCCTGGCCGTTGATGACCATGAAGACCGTTCCAAACGCATCAGCGGCATACGAGGCATCGGAATAGGCGCTGAAGGTCGCCAGGAACCCGCCGCCCTCGAAATCCGTGATCGTCTCGCTCATCACCAGTACCGGGGATGCATAGTTATTCGACGTCGGCACGGGCACATCGACCGAGGTGAAATAGTAGGAGGCGTAGATCTGGTGGTTACCGATCTGCGCGCGCGTGATCGAGGCCTCGCCGATCAGCGCCGACGAGATATAGACCTGCCCGCCGCTCACGACGAATGGCACGGTAGACGCGCTGCCATCCGTCACCGCAAATTGGTCAGCCTGTACGATCGTCCGTGAGAAACCTCCCGCCACAGCCTCGAGGAAAAGCGCCGCCTTGCGCCAGTCACCCTCATCCGCACTGGCACGCACGGAAAGCCCGATCCGGCTCAGCGCACCGGCAGGCGTCGCCTCGACCGAGACCTGCAGCAGACCCTCTGCGCTGACGCCATCCACGGATGCGCTCAGGTCGGTAATGCTGTCTGCCTGTGCACTGATCTGCCCGCCCTGCGAGGTCACCGTCGATTGCAGCGACGAGAGTGCCGAGGCGCTGGCCTTGGTATCGACCTCGTCCGACAGGTCGGCGAGGTCATTTTGCAGCGTCGTGATCGCCGAGCCCTGCGAGGTGATCGCCGCGCCCTGCGTGGTGACCGTGCCGGTGAGCGCCGAGAGCGCCGAGGCCGAGGCCTTGGTGCCCAGCGTCGTGTCGATCCCGTCGAGCCGGGCATCGAGACTGCCCGCCCCGCCCCGGGCGGTGGTCACCTCATTGCTGATCGAGGTGATCTGCGACCCCTGCGAGGTGATCGTGCCGCCCTGCGAGGTCACCGTCGATTGCAGCGACGAGAGTGCCGAGGCGCTGGCCTTCGTATCGACCTCGTCCGACAGGTCAGCGAGGTCATTTTGCAGCGTCGTGATCGCCGAGCCCTGCGACGTGATCGCCGCGCCCTGCGTGGTGACCGTGCCGGTGAGCGCCGAGAGCGCCGAGGCCGAGGCCTTGGTGCCCAGCGTCGTGTCGATCCCGTCGAGCCGGGCATCGAGACTGCCCGCCCCGCCCCGGGCGGTGGTCACCTCATTGCTGATCGAGGTGATCTGCGACCCCTGCGAGGTGATCGTGCCGCCCTGCGAGGTCACCGTCGATTGCAGCGACGAGAGTGCCGAGGCGCTGGCCTTCGTATCGACCTCGTCCGACAGGTCAGCGAGGTCATTTTGCAGCGTCGTGATCGCCGAGCCCTGCGACGTGATCGCCGCGCCCTGCGTGGTGACCGTGCCGGTGAGCGCCGAGAGCGCCGAGGCCGAGGCCAGATCAGGGATTGCTGCCTCGAGCGTCGTCACTGCCTCGGCGACGACCTCCACTGCCTCATTGGTCGCATCGACCCGCGTGGTCAGCTGTTCGCGAGCCGTCGCCACATAGGCGCGCACCGCCTGCGTCTGTGCCGACGACTGTGACAGTGCATCGAGCAGCTCGGCCGCGACCCCGCTCACCTGCGAGCGCAGCGACCGAATCGACCCGGCCTGCGCTGTCTGCGCATTGCCGCCATCCTGCACATCGGTGCTCAGCGTGTCGACCGCATCGGACAGCGCGGCAGTGCCCGCCTCCAGATCGCTGACACCGGATTGCAGCGCGGTGATTGCCTCACCCTGTGAGGTCAGACCACCCTCGGCCGAGGTGACACGGGCGGTCAGCCCATCGACGGCCGATGCGACCGCCTCCGTGTCCCCCTGCGCACCGGTCAGATCTGCCTGCAGCTGGGCGATATCCTGAGCCAGCGCCTCGTCTGCGACGACCACCGCCTGTTGCAGCGCCGACAGATCTGCCGAGGAGGCCCCGGGCGCCGGGCGCCCGATGGCGATCCAGTCGATCACGACACCGCTGGCGGGCAGGTCGAGACCGATCTGATCCACGGTGCCAGACCAGCCCGGCGCGACGGTGATCAGGCCGATGTCCTCGCTCCAGTCGGGCTCGGAAATAGCCACGGTCGACTCGACGCCGCCTACCCACCAGCGCAGGGTGCCATCCCAGGACGGTGTGCCGGTGCGCTGCACGCGCAGCCGCAGCTGCGCATATTTGACACCATCGATCGCCAGCCCAGCGGGTGACAGCAGCGGCGCCGACGGCTCCAGATACCCGCCCGAGATCCACGTGCCACCGGTCCAGCCGTCGGCCCCGTCGTCATAATACCAGATCACGGCCGGGTCGAATTGCACAGCGGTGCCGACGCTCATCGCCGTAATCAGGGCGGCGAGGGCATCGTCGCCGTCGATCTGCGCCTGCGAGACCTGCTGGATCTCGACAGACAAGTCGCCCGATGCCGCCTCGAGCGTCTCGATCCGTGCCGCGGTAGCCATGCCTGCATCGGCCAGCACCACGATTTGCTCGTCGTAATGCGCACGCATGGCGCCAACCTGCACCGACAGGCTGCGCCGGATTTCCTCGCGCGCCGAATGGTCAGCCGCGGCAAGGTCAATGACCTCGGCCACCAGCGCCGTGACACGGTCGCGCGTGGCGCGCATCTGGCGCGCTGCCTCCGCCGCAGCGGCCGCCCGAGCCTCTGCCTCTGCCGAGAGGCCATCTGCAACCGACAGCACACTCTCGGCGACACCCGCCACCTCGTCGGCCCGTGTGGCCGCCTCTGCCGCCAGATCATCAGACAGCTGTTGCGCAGCTGCCGCCCGCGCCTCTGCCTCGGCTGCGATTTCGTCTGCCAGGCCGGACAGCTCCGCCGGCAGATCACCGACACCGCCGTCAATCCAGGCAGATAGGTCCGCGAGCCATTCCCGCACCTCGTCATTGAGGTCGGCCACGGTCACCCGCACATCCGGCGTGGTGACGGTGATCCAGTCAGACCAGACCGACAGCCCCGCGATCGAGGACACCAGCTCGCCGCGCACCTCATAGGCGGTCGCCGCCGCGACCCCGGTCACCGTCCAGGAATAGGGCGCATCATACGGGCGCGTCACATCGACGACGCAGGCCTCTGCCGACGGGCGGCGCACCTGCACGCGGACACTGTCGATCCCGATCTCGCCCGAGGCACAGCTGACCAGGATAGCCGGCAGGCGCGCCACACCATCCTCGCCCAAAATCGAGGTCCCGATTGCCGTCCAGTCCTCGATCTCCTGCACGGCCGGGATCGGATTGACTGGTGATACGGTCACATAGGGGATCTCGTAATCACTCGACCAGTCGTAATCGCCGGGGTCGACCTCGCGCAGCGTGACTGCGACACACATGCCGGGCAACTTTTGCACCGACTCGACCGAAAACCTCTTGGCATCATAGCCATTGCGCGCCGAGGTCCAGCTGATCGTGTCTGTCAGCGGCTGCAGCCCATAGGCCAGCGGCGGCAGCTGGAACTGGTGCCGCCGCATCCGGCGGTAATCGCGCAGCTGCGACCGCATCAGGCGCTGCACCTGATTGGGATACGGCGCCGCGCCATAGGCGACCGAGGTCGGCAGATAGCGCCCGCCATCAGCCGCGGTCGCATCGGCGTCGACGTACTCGGGCGCGTCCTTCGAGGCCCATTTCTCGGCCGGCTCCGGATAGGTCGCCGACAGCGCATTGTAGGTCTCGGAGACCGGCGCGAATGGCGTGGCGGACTGCCCCTCGGTGATGACGATGTCGTCGTCAGTGATCGCCAGCACCGAGGCGGCGGGCAAATCGACCTGCGGCAGCAGCATGCCGCCGACCTCGGCGAAGCGCATATTCGCGGCGCGGCCGATCTCCTCGAGAACGCCAAGCGGCTCCAGGTCGACGGTGATCTGCATTCCGGCGCGATACGCCGGTTCAGATCCACCGCCGGACAGCGAAACAGGGGCGTCGCAGGCATTCGCCGCAGCCACCCACGCATCGAACGGCAGTCTCCAGGCCGCGAAGTTCTTCCCGCCAAAAATCCATTCCTCGCCGAAATAGACCCCCCGCGCGAGGTTGTAGGCGATCACCGCGGCATTGCGGCTCGGCTCATAGGTGGACCTGTCACCCCAGCGATGCGCGCCGACACCCCCTGCCGTGCTGTCACGGCGCGGGTCGTACACCGGCAGCGGCTCGGGCTGCCACAGGTACGACGGATAGGAGGTCAGGATGCTCTCGTCGAAACGCGTCGTGACGACCGCATAGGATTTGCCGGTCCCGATATGGTCGGCGGTCCACGGGTAGTCCGCATCGTTGCCAAAGACCCACCGCAGGAAAGCGTCCGGCTCGGTCTGCGTGCCGTCGTACCAGTGCACGCAGACCCGGATGCCGTCGTCCTGATAGGCCGTCAGCGAGCGGCCGACATAGATCATGCCGTCGCGCGGTGTATCGTCAGGGAACGTCGCCAAGTCCTTGACCCGCCAGTGATCGGCCGAGGCCGGCACAAAGGCGTGTGCCCAGTCACCGGTGACCCACTCGCCCGGCTCGTCGTCGACATAGAGACCGGCCAGCCCCTGCGGCAGGCAGGACACCTCGATGACCTCGGTCACATAGCGGGTATTTTTGCCCCAGCTGCCGATGTATTTCCGTTTTCCTGCCGTGACATAGTCGCCGACCGTGAAGGCAAGGGGCGTGTCGTCGCCGAATTCGACGTCGAACTGCACATTCGCGCTGACGCCGGTATCCATCACCGCCATCGCGATGCCGCCGACCAGCAGATTGAGCCCGAGGCCCAGTGTCATCTGAGCCAGAGCGGTTGCGGTCGCGGCAGAGAATGCACCAAAAATCGTAGTCGCCATCCAGGAGGTGACCGGATCGGCATGCGCCGGACCGGCCCCGAGCGCGACGAGCGCCGTGGTGACGAAGAGCAGTTTTTTCATGAGAGATCAGCCGACCTTGAACGCACGTTTGGCGGCGGCGCGCTCCCGCACGCCGAGCCCGTCGAGGGTCAGCACGATCAGCGTGCTGCCGTTGAAAATGGCCAGCGCGCCGATCTCGCCCTCCTCGATCAGGGCGAGATCGCCGTCGCGGGCAAATGCGGGGTGCACCTCGGGCAGCAGCGATGCCGCCGCATCCCCCAGCGTGTCAAAGCCCGCGGTGCGCAGCGCCCGCAGCGCCCCGGCTGCGGTGCGGTATTTCCCGCGCCAGCCGCGGCGCAGGTCATCCCCCGTCATCGCCTCGACCGCCCCGGCCGCCAGCCCGAGTGCGCAATCACGTGCGCCCCAGGCAAATGCCTCGCGGCGGTGTGCCTCGATTTCCGCGTGCAGCCGCGCGCGCCAGTCGGGTCGGCGCGTCAATCCCTGTACCACTGGATGCTCCTCGACCCGATGATGCCGCTGTATTCGCAAAACCGATCTACGCTCAGGCGGCGTCGCTGGTGCGCATCCGATGATTTCGCCGGAGATACCTGCCCGAGCTGAGTCATGATCTCGGAGCGGATCGACAGCGCAATCCCACCCTCTCCGCCCGCGCCCGGCGTGCTGATCGGCCCCTCATCGACGATCCCGATCCACTGCAGCTGCGGCGCCGAGGTCAGGGCCCCACCCGTCCATGTCGTGGCGTGGATCTCACAATAGGCGAGCCGCACGTCACGCCCGCGCACCAGGAGCTGCGCCGCTGGCGCCAGTTGGCTGAGGCTCGCCGACACCGGGTTGTCGGTCAGGTCTGCCACATACTGGATCCCGTCGATTTCGAGATTGCAGGCGCCAAGATAGGCCCGCGACACGCTGCCGCCATCCGGCCGCTCGATCGTGATGGTGATATCCTCGTCGCCCGACCAGAGACCGATCGGCGCCTCCGCGCCGGTCTCTCGGTCACGTGCGACGATCCACAGGAAATAGACCGGGGCAATACTGCCGTCCTGTGCAGCGGTCAGGCTCTCGGCAAACTGCGCATCATAGACCCGCATCAGGTCACCCGCTGCAGCAGCGAAAGCGAGGCGCCATGGCTGTATTGACCGGGCATCGCCATGAAACCGGTGTACGCCTCGACACACATTTTCACGCAGGGTCGGTCCATCTCCACTGCCTGACCGACATCGGCCCACAACGGCAGATAGGGATAGACCTCCACCGCATCGGTATTGCCCGAGGCATCCGCCACTGCCGGTGCCGAGAATGTCGCGAGCGATACGCGGCCCGATCCATGCGTGAGGCTGAGGCGATCACCGATCGAGACCTCATATCCTGCGGGCAGGCCGCTCAGCACCACTGCGGTCCGGTCTGCCGAAATAGAGGATACCGAGACATATTGACCAGCCGTACCACCGGCAGCAGGGGAATAGGACCTGTCCGCCCACAGAAATGCCTTCCCCATGCCATCGAGCGCCAGGATCTTCGCATCAATGGCACGCGCCTCGGCTGAGGATCTCGCCACCAGCGGCAGCGTAGCGGTCCAGAGCGGCGGTGCCATCCGGGCCGACCAGACCCGGCCATCCCCGCTGCCAGAGGACTCGTCGAACCGCCGCAGAGCCAGGGGAATCGCGGTCTCCCGGATGTGATGGCTGAGGAAATCAACAGGGTAGGGGAAATTCAACGGCATCACCGTTTCCTCGGATTTTGGCTGATCGTCTGAACGCGCCCCGGCAGCGCCTTGTCATAGGCAGAAATGCCGCTCGCCACGACCCGGCCGGCCTCGTCGCGGACATAGGCCGACAGTCCACCCGTGCTGCTGTCAAACCCAATGGTCACGGAAAGCTGACCACCGGCTTTGGCCGCCTGATCCGCCATGCGGTTGCTCACGTCATGCGGGATGATCCGGGTGCCCGACGGCAGGTCCAGAATTTCGCCGCCACGCTCATTGACCTTGGTCAGCCCCCCGGTCCAGCTTTCAGTGCCATTCGCGTTCGCCCCGATGCCGGATCCGATCACTGAAGCCAGCGTCGATCCCCACGAGGTGCCCCCCAGAAGACCAAGCGCGCCCTTCGCAAATTGCATGCGCGCGATCTCCAGCAGAAGGTCGATCACTGCCCGTTTTGCAGCGTCTGCCCCATCGAGAACCGATCCAAACACGTCCTGAAGCGCATCTGCACCGCGCTCACTTTCGCGCTGCATTTTCCTGATCGCATCGCGCGCCGTGTCGGCCCCTTGCGCCGAATGCCCATAGGCGGCGGCGACAGCCTCGATTTTGGTGGCGAGTTCTGGGGTGACCGCAATCCCCTCCTGCTGCATCGCAGTCAGTAGTTTTGCCTTGGTCGCAGCATAGTCGGCCTTGTCGCCATAGATGTCACCGGCACCGGCCGCGGCCAGCAGCGCCTGCGTCTCGGCATCGAGCGCCGCGGTCTGCTGCACGATCTCGTCGATCATGTCAGCCGCACTCTTGCGCGACGTCCCCTTCTTCGATCCGCCTCCACCGCCCGCCTGCGTGCGCTCGTGGATCATCGACGGCGCGGCGCGCGGGCGTGTCACCGAGGTCGGCGCCAGACCTGTCCCGGTCCAGGCATTGTCGGCATTCCCGGTCGCATATCCTCGCCCGTCGTCACGCTCCTGCGCCGCGGCCGGGCTCCCGGGCATCGCATTGCGCAGCGTATTGGCACCCGAGATCAGCCGGTCGAGCATTGCCCCGATATCGCCGAGACCGGACAGGACACCCCCGAATTTTTGCTCATTGAGCGCCCGCAGTTCATCCTGCGCCATGCCCGCCTTGTCAGCAGCACCGCCATCGAATCCGAGCGCGCGCCCGATCTCGCTCAGCGAGCCGATCACCCCATCAAAGCGGGCTGCATTGACCGCCTGCAGCTCGGACAGTGCATCTGCCGCACGGTCCCGGGCGGCAGCAACGCCAGCTGCAAATTCCTGACCGGTGATTGCCCCCTGCCGATATTCCAGTGCCAGACGCTGCATTTCCTGCGCCGCATCGGACAGGGTCTGCGCAAGATCGTCGTTGCCCATGTCCGATGCCCGCGACGCCGCAGATTTCAGCTCGGAGGACATATCGACAGCAGCATTCGTCAGGAACAGATATCCGTCACGGATGTCCTGCACCTGCCGCATCTGCTCATCAGTCAGTGCACCAATGCTCTTATAATATTCATAGATCCCTTGCCCCAGAGACCTGATGCCCTCTTCATCGCTGCGGAAAAAATCCGTGATCCTGTTTTCAAAAATGTCGACCGGGATGTCGGCGAGCGTCACTGCCGCCCTCTTCGCGATCCGCTCAACTCTCGCCCCGAGGGCTGCATACCGCCGATCCAGCTCAGTTGCCTTCGCGATCATCTCGGCATCGAAAACGGCACCCGCCTCATGCGCCAGACGGATCGTCTCGCGCAGGCCATCCGCCCCCTGATCCAGCAGCTGCACGAACTGCTCTCCGCCGGTGCCGCCCATCACCTCGTCGAGGATGCGGATCTGCGCCGCCTTGTCCATGTGCTCGAGCCGCTTGATGATCTCGAGCATCAGCGCAGACGGGTCCTTCAGCCGCTGCGCCAGATCTGTCGCTGTGAACCCGAGGCGGCGGAAACTTTCCTCACCCGCACCGCCGCCGGTCTTGATCCACTCATCGGCGCGCAGCGACAGCTCCTTGAACCCATCGACCAGCGCATCGACCCCGACCCGGTTCTGCTCGGCGACATATTTCCACTCCTGAAACGCCTCGAGCCCCAGGCCGGATTTTTTCGCCTCGTCCCCGATCTCGGCAATGCCTCGCACCGTGCCGCGAATATTGCTCGTGATCGCGGCAAAGGCGGCGGTCACCGCGCCCCCGGCAAGGCCCGTCACGAAGGCCGTGCCGAGGCCAGTCATGCGCGACATCGTGTCGGCGACACCACCCTTGACCACCTCGCCGAAGCCGTGGACCGTCGTCTCGGATTTTTTCAACCCCTTGTCGAACTCGGCGGTGTCTATGCCGAGCTTCGCCATCAGTTTCGTCAGGATTCCCGCCATTCGCTCCAGCTCCTCGTGCGCCCCTGCGCGGCCATGACCTCGCGCAGCGCCGCCATCTCGGCACGCTGCTCTGCGGCTCTCATCTCCGGGTCATCGTCGGCATCGGCCGGCCGCGACAGCAGGCTGTCCAGCGCCGGGATTTTCTTTGCGCGGCCTAGGATCGCCCCCAGCCATGCACCATGGATCATGCCATCGTCCGCACGGTGGCGCGCAGCAACTGCCGCCCGCGTGACCAGCATGTAAAGGCGGGGCGTTGCGGACAGAAAATCGTCGATGTCGAGGCCAAGTTTCAGCCACGCATCCAGCAGGTCAGCCACTGCAACCACGGTGCCGTCTGCCGTTTTTTTTTCCGGTCTTCATCCCGGATTTCCGTGGGCAGAGATGCCCGCAGGCAACGCGCAATCAGATCCGGGTGACGCTCCAGCAGATCTGCCGCATTGCCCAGCGTGTAATCCGGCTGATGCTGCAGCGCCGCGGCATGCACGATCTGCGCCAGATCCGTGATCCTGGTCATCTCTCCGCGCTCGAACCGTGCGACGGCTGCGAATGCGCTCTCCCCGGTCTCGGCCTCATAGGCCAGATAGGCCCGGAACCCCAGGCGCAGGATGATGGTGCGGCCCGCTACATCGCGGACCGCCACATCGTCAAATCCGACCCGCCGGCTCATGCAGCCGGGTCCGCGGCATCGCCAGTCACGATGCCATTCACGCGGAAGACAACCGTGCCGGTGGCCTTTCCCTGCACCGGCGCACTGCGACCGTAGGATTTCACGAATGCCGCATAGACCTCGGGTGTCTCGGCACCGGCGGGCGTGATCTCCAGCTGGATGACCTCACCCGTGCGCCGCAGCACGCGCAGCAGGATGTCCTGCTCGCTCTCCGGGATCCAGTCGACAGGCACCGACATGGTGCCATTGTCGATCATGCCGGAAATATATTCCTTGGTACGATTGGGCGAGCTGTGCGAGGTCGCATCGACATCGTCCGCCTCGCCCGTCGGCATGTCGAAATCGCCAACCCCCTTGATCACGGTCCAGGCCGGGACCGCACCACGCCCGATGCGAATTTTCGCGCCCCAGGCAATGGCAACGCCAGTCGTGCTCATGTCATCTCTCCTTCATGTCAACGACCCCTCCACGAGGTCACGCGAAAATTCACGACGACCGTGCCGATACGGCTCGATCCATCTCCCGATGTGACGGTGGTCACCTCATCGGTGGTGCACTCCGTCTCGCGCGTCATCAGCGCACCGATGACAGCCGCTTCGATTGCATCTGCATCGAGATCGAGCTGATCCTCGATTTCGGTGCCGCCGGCACGCTTCAGCACGACCTGCAGCAGCGTGCCCCTTTCTGTCTGCCCATGGGCCGACGGGCGCGATTTTTCCGAGGGTGTCACGACGCAAATCAGCGGCATCGCCATGGTGTCGATCCGCTCCGTCCATGCCGTCATCTGCGTGATCCCGGACAGGGCTGCATCGGCAGCCATGGCCGCCCGCGCCGCAGCCCGATACTCGGCCCGGTAGTGCGCCATCACTCCACCTCGTACAGTTCGCACACCAGGTGTGCATCGACTGCCGGAGACCCACTCGGCTGGGCATTCAGGATCTCGTAGATACGCCCGTCACCAGGGGCGATGCGGTCGCCACGCTGAACCTCGGGCGCCAGATCGGATCGCACCCGCCATGTCGGCGCCATGACCAGGACTGCGTGGCCATCTCTGTCCACGTCCTCGGTAGGATGGCGCCGGAAGATCGAGCCGATCTGCCTCGATCCACCACCACGCGGCATATAGGTGACCGGGGAGCCGAGCATGTCGCTCAACACCCCGGCCATCCCATCGAAGATGCTCATCAGCGGATCACCCCATCGAGCAGCACAGACCCCACCGCCGACGGGTTTGCCGCCGCGCCCGCCGCCGCGCCGATCAGCGTGTTGTCGGTGTCCACCGTGGTCACCAGCCGGGCGGCGTCGTCCCAGTAGAGCGCATCGCCGATGCTCCACGCCTCCGCCGCGACCTTGGCAAGGTCGAACACGCCGACGCGCTCGATCTCGACGCCCGCGCCGACCTCGGCATCGTGCTGCGCGACACCGACGATCGCGCCGCGCTTGAGCAGCTGGCCGCCGGACACCGCATAGGGAGCCGGAACGGCGATCGTGCGCCCGGCCTGAAGGAAGTTCTTCATCGCAAATCTCCATTGCACAGGATGAAAACGACGAAAGCCGCCCGAAGGCGGCTCTCGTCAGGGGCAGTTAGGCTCTGAACGGGTCAGCCCGCGTTCTTGTAGCCGCCGACGAAATCGGCAGCGCCGAGACCGAAGTCATGCTCGACCGTCATCGAGAAGCCCTGCGTCCCGAAGGGCTCCTCGGTGCGCACCCGCGGCGCCTCTGCGCCGTCGAGGAAGCCATAGACCCAGCACGGCGCCCGTTCGGACAGCAGATACCAGGCGCCATCCTCGATTTCCGAGGTCACCACAGGCTTCAGACGGCCCGAGAACGGGTTGACCGCATCCGCCGAGGTCGGCGTGATCGTCGCCACGCGCCGCTCCGCCTCGGTCTCGCGCTCGGGACCAACCAGCAGGATCGTGGGGGCCAGGTTGCGCGTGATACCATCGACCGATTTCTGACGACGCATGGCCGCGCGGCCATCCGACAACGCCTCATCGGTGATATCAGTCCCGGCCGCAGCGAGGTTGCCGTGATCGGCGTGGAAGATCGCCTTGCCGTCCGACATCTTGGCGCCAAGCGCCCCGGCGTAGAACAGCTGCTCCTCGAAATGCGCCACCGTCTCGCCATAGCTCGACAGCATCTCATCGATCGCGCCCAGATCGTCGTTGATCATCATCTGGCGCGAGATCGTCAGCCCGCGACCATAGGCGGCGATCACTGCGGTCTCGCCGCTTTCCCCGAAGGTGCCCCACTTGATCTCGCCGGTTTCGCCCACCGGCAGCAGGGTCGGGAAATCCCCGGTCCGCACCAGCGGCATCGGGCGGAAATCACGGAAGTTCCGCTTGCGCGCGATCGCCCGGTAGGTGGGCTGGAAGGCGCTGTAGCGTTCAAGCAGCACCTTGTTCAGCGCATTCTGGAAGATCGCCGGAAAATCCGACGTGGCATGCGACGCATCCATGAAGATGCCGATCTTGTCACCGGCGGAACGGATGCGCCCCCGGTGCCCGATCGAGGCCGCCGCGATCTCGACGATCGACATGTCCATATAGCCGCGCGCGGCGCCGGAGGTGGGATCACGGCCGGTGATCTGGGCAGTCAGGGCCTCGGTCATCCCCTGCCGCATCGTGGTGCGCTCGTCGCGCAGGATCTGGGCCCGGCTCAGGCCGGGGCGCGGTTTCGTCATCGTCGGGTTCCCGTTGTTGGAGGTGTAATCGGAGATCGCCTGCGCGGTGGTGAGGCCGCGCCCGATCCAGTTCATCGCGATGTCGGCGCCAAGGCGGCGCGAGGCCGCAAAGCGCAGGATGCCGGCCGCATGCGGATTGTCCTGCCCCGGCTCGTCCTCTTCTTCCGGATCGGCGCCCGGCTCCCCTTCCAGCTCCCCTTCCGGGTCGTCTTCCGGGTCGTCTTCGGGCGGCGGCTCATCGCCATCCGGCTCCCCCTCGGGGTCGACGTCCATCTCGGGATCGTCGATCTGCTCCATCTCCTCCGCCGGATCGCCGGCGGCCCCGGCCGTCATCTTGGTCTTCTTCATCGTCTGTCCTTTCTCGCTCTTGCTGGGATCTGCCCCGGTCATCCGGGCCATGATGGAGGCAACCGACTGACCTGCACCGAGGCCGGAACCGACAGCCCGCAGGGCTGCCGACGCCTTCGGATAGAGCCGGTAGTCGAAGAGCGCGGCCGCCGCGGCCTCCGCCCCCTCGTCGGTCTCGGTCGCAAAGCCGGCTTCCACCGCTGCCGCACCGTCGAAATAGGTCTCAGCCCGCATGATCTCGCGCGCAGCCTCGACGCTGATGCCCGCCCGCGCCGCATAGACCGCGGCATAGGCATTGGCGCAGACCGCCAGCCCCTTGGCGGCATCGAGGTGATCCTGCTCGGTGCCGCGGCCGACCGTCCACATGCTTGCCGGGTCATGGATCATCATGATCGCCCCGACCGGCATCACGATCCGGTCGCCTGCCATCGCGATCAGCGAGGCGGCCGAGGCCGCGATCCCGTCGATCACCACCGTGACCTCGCCGTCGTGGTTCTTCAGCGCGGTGTAGATCGCCTGCCCCTCGGTCGCGATCCCGCCGCCCGAGTTGAGCCGCACCGTCAGCGGCCCCGAAAGCCCCGTCAGCTGCTCACGCACCGACGCTGCCGTGAAGCTCTCCTCGTCCCAGAAGGAGGCCCCCACCGAGCCGGAGAGACAGATCTCATTCATCCTGCGTTTCCTTGTCGCTGAACCCCGCGACCTGCCGCGACACATCGGCGCGCGGGTCGCTGTCGAACGGCAGACCGAGCCGGTCCGCCTCTTCCTTGTCCTGAAGCTGTTCCTCGAGCAGACGCTCGGGATCGACCCCGAGCTGGCGCACCACACCCTGCCGGCTCTGGAAGCCCGAGCGGACCGCCTCGCGCAGCGCACTGAACTCCCGCGCCGGGTCCACGAGGATCCGGTGCGGCGGCACCCAGGTCAGCCTGACCGCCCCGGGGATGTCCCACAGCTCTGGCGTGACGTCAGACCATGCCTCGACGATCCATCGTCCGATCGGCTGCAGCATCATCGGCACCAGCATCCGCCACTGCCAGCCGGAGACGTTGCGTTCCATCTCCAGACGTCCGATCCGGGCAGAGGAGAAGTTCACCCCGCCCAGATCCCCGGTCATCGCCTCGTAGGTGATCCCAACCCCCATTGCGACCGAGCGATAGACCCCCTTCTTGAACTCGCCATAGTCCCCGACCTGCGGCGGCTCCCCGAACGTCATGTCCTCGTCCGAGCCCACCGGCATGATCAGCCCGGGCTGCAGCGTCTCTCCCAGCTCCGGGCGCGGCATGTTGTCCATGTTCATGTGGTGGAAGGCCACGAAACAGGCGGCGATCTTCTGCCGCATCAGATGCGCGTCGTCGGCATCGTCGGCGTTGAGCAGCTTTTCCGCGACCGGCGTGTACCAGCTCACCCCGCGCGTCTGCCCCGGGCGGTCGACGCGGAAGACATGAATGAGATCCTCAGCCGGCACCCGCTCGGAGGTCAGCGGCGACGCCCCGGGGCGCCATTCACCGCCCGGATGCTGGGTATAGAGCCAATAGGCGACCCGGTTGCCGCCCTGGTCATACTCGATCCCCTCGCGGATCTCGTGGCCGTCGAGCGTCAGGCCGAAGCGCGTGTCGTCGATGTAGTCAGGCTCCAGAACCTCGAGCTGCAGCGGGATGCAAAGCCCAGCCGATGCCGGACGATGCCGGCGGATCAGGACCTCACCCGCATCGACGATCGTGTTCATCGCCAGCGCCTGCAGCCCGTAGAGGTTCTGCAGCCCGCATCGGTCGATCGCGACCGTGTCGCAATGGGTCTCGATCATCTCGAGGCCCTGCAGCTTCAGACGCTTCTGCATCGGCACCGGCAGGACGCGCGAGCACTGGATCTTCGGCAGGATGCCGTCACCGACCACATGACCGGTGATCACCTGCTGGATCCGTGCCGCCATCGGCGTGTTGCGGATCAGGTCGCGTGCGTAGAAGGCAATCCGGCGCCGGTCCCGCCCCGCAAGATCGGCATCCGAGCCGCTCGCCCGGATGCCCTCGTTGTTCCGCCCGAGCTGCGCCGCGCGATAGTGCATCGTCAGCAACCGCGCGCGTTCCCGTTCGGCAGCGCGGCGCGGAGAAAACGCCGCCACCACCCGGTCGATCATCCCCATCACCTTACCCCCTGGAAAACTTCGGCCGGTAGAGGCCCGGCCTGCTGACCGGAGAGACCTCGTCTTCGATCATCGCCGCGATCCGGCGCATCTCATCGAGCGAGCGGAAGGTGACCTTCTCGCCGTTTACCTCGAGCGAGGTCACCCCGCGCGCGATGTTGGCCTTCAGCTGGGCCAGTTGCTCTGCCGTGTAGCTCACAGCCATCCCTTCCCCTTGCGGATCCATCCGCCACGGCCGGGAGCCCCGGACCATGGCGCCTTCGGCGGCGCCGTGCGGGGCTCTGCCGGCTCGGCGCCCTTCACCTCTGCCCCGGCCGGGGCATCGGTTCGCGCGGTGTCCTTGGCCTCAGACCGCACCAGGAACGGGTTTTCCGCCCCCAGCTGCGCCCAAAGCGGCGGCGCCGCCCAGTTGATCGTCTCGCCGCGCTTGTGGATGTGCAGCGCCCGCGCCTGCACCAGGTGGTCGAGGCTTTCGTTGCGCACCATCCCGGGCCGCTTGGACCAGCCCTTGTCGCCCCGGCGCTCGGCGGTGAACTCGGTCAGGTGGTCGTCCTCCATCCACTCCCCGATGAGGCAGGCATTCACATGGCCGGCCTCGGCCCGCAGCGATGCCATCACCGCATCCTTCAGCCGGTCCGTCGCCATGTGCAGGATCTGGATGTCCTTCGCGACGCGCCGGCGCCTGGCCTTCTGGCTGGCGCTTTCCGGCGCCTTCAGCCAGACCCGGTCGGCGCGGTTCAACCCGCCCTCGCCGCGGGTCAGGAACCAGCGCTCCCCCTGCCCGGCCCGACGCCGCCCGCGGTAGAACCGATAGGCGTTGTCCGTCGTGGCGCCGCCGCCGTGCATGTCGATCGCCAGCGCCACCGCCCGGAGCCGCACCTCCGTGCCCTCGACCGGCCAGCTGCGCTCGGCCAGAGGTTCAAGCGCGGCCCAGTCCTCGGCCTGCTCGAACGGCTTGAGCAACCGCTCCGCCTCCGCCCCCGGCATCGAGAAGATGTCGAAGCGGTCGATCGGCATGTGCTGCCCGTCCTGCCCCCAGGCGGTCACCCCGACGGCAAAGCGCGTTCCCTGAACGTCGACCGACACCGTCACGTAGCGCGCCCAGGAGGGCGCCACCCCGCGCGGAAGATCGACCCCGCGCGCCTTGTCGCGCAGCCCCTGCACCGTGACTTCCATCTCGGACCCGGCCGAGCGCGGAAAGTGAGGCTGGGCAAAGCCGGTGTTCATCACCGTCTTCAGCTTTTCCTCGTCCCCCGTCGCCTCGAATGTCACAATCGCCTGACGATACATCGTGACCAACTCCTTCCAGGACGAAAAGGCCGCGGCCGTGCCGTCGAGCCAGTAGCTCAGCATGTCGGTGCGGCGGACCCGTCCGCTGTCGATCGGCACAAGCTGTGGACGCCCCTCGGCGTCGGCCTCGCCGCTCTCGTGCAGCCAGCGCCCCGCCGCATTCAGCTCGCGCTTGAGCTCGTGGCCAAAGGTCTCGCGGCAATGCGGGCAGCGCATCCGCGCCGCCTCGCCCGCCTCCATCGGGTCGCCGCTCTCGGGATAGACGAGCCGCTTGTGGGTTGGCTCGAACAGCGCGCCGCAGGACGGGCACGGCCAGTACCAGCGCCCCCGCGTCCCGTGCGGATAAAGTGCGAGCACACCATAATTGACCGGCGGGCAGTCATGCGGTGTCCGCGCGCGCCAGCTTTCATCCCGGAGCGGCGCGCCAGGACTGCTCTCGACCACCACCATGCCGCGCGACAGGTAGGTCCGCGCCCGGGCTCGCATCAGCGAATAGGCATCGCCCTCGCCATCGATGCTCTCCGGGAAGTGGTCGTAATCGGTGCCCAGCACCAGCCGCATCGTCGCCGAGCTCAGCTTGGTGATCGTCGGCCAGTCGATCGTCAGCTGCGTCCCCCCGGTGAAGAGCTTATGATAGATGTTGTCCGCCCCGCGCCCGCTCGCCTGGCGCGCCCGCAGATCGGGGCTGTTGCGCACCATCGGCGCGAGCTTGTTGCGCTCGAACTCCGCCGCGGCCTCGCGCGTCATCTGGAACAGCGCCACCCGCCCGGGATCCGCACAGATCGTGTAGGCCAGCGCCGATTGCAGCATCTGCGTCTTGCCCGACTGCGACGGCCCGCAGAACGCGAGCCCCCGATAGCTGCGCGACGCGATCATGTCGGAGGGCTCGACCATGTAGGGCGTCACATCGCGCCGAAACGGCTGCCACTGCCCCGACACGTTCACCCGCATGTATTTCTCGGCCGCCTCCGTTACCGAGATCTTCTCGGCCGGACGCCATGCCGGCAGGGCCAGCCGCAAAGCCACCCTCGGGTCGGCGTAAGGCGGCAGAGGCCCGAAATCATCGAGCATCCGCATGCCCGGCCTCCTCAGATCAGAAGTTGTTCGCTCAGGTCCGCCTCGCCGACCTCGCGGTCGCGAAGCTCCCGCTCCTCGATGCAATCCGCCCAGGCGGTCAGCAGGTCGCTGCCGATCCGCGCCACGGCCGAGACCTGCGACGGGCTCAGGTCGATCTCCCGTTCCAGCCGGTCCGGCATCGCCTCCAGACCGTCGCGCACGATTTTCCCGAGGCTTTCGAGCAGCTCGAGCACGTCGGGCAAGGGCACGAGCTGGCGGCGCCGCCGCTGCGCCTCGGACCAGCGCATGTCGGCCTCGGCCAGCTCGCGCCGCTCCTTCGCCGACATCTGCGCCGCGGGGCTGTCGATCTCGACCCCAAGCATCTCCGCGCGCAGCAGGCTGATCTGCGCCTCGTTGTGCCGGCTGCGCTGTGCCGCCTCGGCCTCGCGCGACTTGCGCCAGGCCCAGCAATGCGACAGCCGCAGCACATAGGCCCGGCCGTTGCCGCCGACCTGCGCCACCGGCATGCCTTCGCGGATCCACTTCGCGACCGTGTTCACCGTGGTGCCGAAAGCCTGCGCGATCTCTTCCTGGTTCATGTCGGCGTCGCTGACCATCGCCGGCAGTGGGTGCGCCCGCAACAGCGGCGCAAGATCGTCGTCGATCTCCACCGGCAGCAGCGGTACTTCCACGCTTTCACCCGCCATCATAAACCCCAACAACCACCCCATCTTGTAGACTGAAAAATCACAAGAAAACACGCGAGCATCGGGGTTGTAATGACCCCCATTCGGGACCTTTCCAGGAAGGACCCACCGGATTTTGACCCCGGACCTCTCCCCCCGATCGGTGCCCTACTTCGATCGCCGCGCGATCATCTTCTCGAAGGCACGCCGGATCTGTTTCGGCAGCTCATCGCGATACACCTTCTCGACGCCATCATAGAACCCGAGCAGTGGGGTGTAGCGGGGCGCCCGGTCCAGGAAATGCATCACCTTGGTGATATCACCATCACCATCACGCTTCCAAATACCCTTCGACAGCTTCGACCCATCGCGAGGCACGAAATATCCTGCCCGCTTCCGATAGCGCTTCCGCGATTCCTTCGTGGTGTTCATCTTCGGATCATGGCGTGCCTGCACGCCCGACATCGCCTGATTGCGCTCACCCGCCTGCCAGTTGCCATACTGGTTCAGCTTCGCACCACTCGCCGGCACACCGAAAGACACTGCCCCGCCATATTTCAGGTTGTATTGCAGTGCCCGCTCGGTTCCCGTTTGCGGCCTTGCGCCGCCCGCCTCCTCGACCTTGAGGAAATGCCGGCGGTCCGCAGACGGCCGTTCCATCACTGTGATGGTGAGATCGGTTGGCCGTGCACCCCGGATTCGAAATGCATTGAGCGCGAAAGGCGTCGGGCGGTCAAACACGAGACGCATCCGCTCCTGCAAATGACTGATCACCTTGGGCGCCGTGTCATTGAGCGCCCATGTCGATGCAATCTTCGCATCACGCTCTACCAGTCGATCGACGGCGCGCTGAAAATCGCGCAGCGATTGCGGCGTGATGGCGAAGTCGATCTTCATGAGGTTCTTTCATGACATGCAAAAGCGCCCGATGGAAAATCCATCAGGCGCTCTTGTAGATGATGACAAGGAATATGCATCCGGTTGGACTAGCCGTCAACCCCCCGTGTCAGTTGACTTGCGACATGCGCCGCAGCGCATCAGCCAGGGCCATGGCGGCCTTGCGTGCATTCGTCCCGCCCGGGCTCCTGCCTGTGCCACGGATCACCTGCGACACCGTCTGACCACCACAGCAGACCTGATCGACGAGATCGCGCACCGACAGCCCCGGCTTGATCACATGACCATCGGCGTCGATCCACCTGGCAAATACAGACCCACCGCCGATGGCCAACCTCAGTGCCCTGATCCGCCTTCCGTCAGAAATGACCGCGTCGATATAGCCACCATCCCCGGTTCCGCCTGAGCGCCCCGCCATCATGGTCTCGACCGAGACACCGCGCAGACCGGCTGCATCATGGCGCTCGATCAGCGCTGCATAGTCTCGGCCTGCCCTGATCGCGGCGGCAGAGAACAGCATGCGATGCCCGTCACCACCGCGCCGCCGCGCCTGCAGATCCATCAGGTCGAATGCGTCGGCGCCGCGGGCAGCATCGCGCCCACGATAGCCCGCATGCTGCACCTCCCAATCCGCTTCCCCCTTCGGGCAGACAGCAATCGGGGAAAATGCGATCATCGGCCCACGCGCAGGTGCAGCAATGATCTCGGGGCCGCACCGATCCGGCGGACTGGACCGGTCACGCAGGCGTGCGACACGATCCGCATCCGTCGAATACGGATCTGGCAGGCCAAGCGCCCTGGCGATCTGCCTGACCGCGCAGGTCTTCTGCACCGCGATCATCGCCGCAAATGCCTCGATCTCTACATGCTGTGTGATCATTGTCACCTACCCCAATCCATAGATTTTACGCCTGTCTCACGGGAGGCTAGGGAGGCGAGAGGTTGCATACACATCTAGCCTCCCGTTCCACGCAGCCTTTATTTTCGTTTAATTTCCAAGCACTTAACACTTTAGCGGGAGGCTAGGGAGGCTAGGGAGGGTAATTGTAAGAAATGCGTAAGACGGGTCTTCAAAATTCACTTCATGTCTCACATACGCATTACCTGAATTTACCCTCCCTAGCCTCCCTAGCCTCCCGTACATGAGTGCATGATATTGACAATGAACAGCAATCCCCCCGAACCCCGAAGCATTCCAGCCTCCCGTTCCGTTGCCTCTAGCCTCCCTAGCCTCCCGTGAAGACTGGAAAACGGGGTACGGGGCATCATGCATCGACGTCGTCTCGCACAGAGGCATTACGCAGGATGCGGCCCTGACTGTCCCGCGGCATGTTGTAGTATCGCGAGCCGAACGGCTCGACCAGTCTGATGCCCAGGTATTGACTGATCGAATTTTTCGCCTTTGTGAAGGAGCGACTCGTCGCCGGGTGCTTCCACCGCCCTGCGAGACCTGCCATCTTCTTCGACACGGTCATCGGTTTGAAGGCGCCCTTGCCGTTCTCATCGAGCCAGAAATTGAACGCCTCGCACAGATCGCGCGCATAGATCACATCCTGCGGGTCACCTGAGACATGGCAGCAACCAGCCAGGAATGCGCCATACGGGTCACTTTCCTCGCGATAATCCCGCGTCGCCTCGCTGACGATCTCTGGCACCATCAGGCCCTGCTCGAGGTATTCCAGCAGTCCATTCACCAGCCAGCGGAATATGCCGTTTCTCTCCTGCCACAGCTTCTCGCCCAGCTTCGCATCTCGCTGTTCCGGCGGGATCTGGACATCGAAAGGCACCAGCAGCACACGCCGCCAGATGCCGTCGTCGCCGCCGCGGATCTCGGGCTTGTGGTTGCCGCTGATCGACAGCTTGAACAGCGGTCGGAACTCGACGAAATTCGTGTGCAGCGCGCGCACGAGCATTACCTCGCCGCCCGTCAGCTCCTTGATCAGTGCCTCCTGAAATCGCATCCCCTCGTCGGGTTCCGAGGCCCGCACGAATCGTGCCCCGATCAGCTGCATCAGGTCCGGTGTCGCATCCCCACCACCGCGGCGATTTGATCCTGTCAGGCTCTCGATTTTCGCCGATGCAGCATAATCGCCCATCATCCTCAGGATAAGATCCATCAGCACGGATTTGCCATTGGCACCTGAGCCATAGAAGAAGGCAAATTTCTGCTCACCAGTCAGGCCAGTCAGGCTCAGCCCGAGCCAGCGCTGCACGAAACGACGCACCTCAGGGATCGGCAAGACCTGCTCGATGAAGACATCGAATACCGGGCAGGTGGCCTCCGGGTCCCACATCAGAGGCATCATCTTCGACAGCATCTGCGCCCGGTCATGGTCCTCTGTCACCAGGTCAACATAGCGCCGCCCGTCCTGCTGATCGACCATGAACCGCAACACGACATTCTCGGTGTTGATCACCAGAGGATCTGCATCGAGCGCTTCGAGCTCGACCACCCGACGGACCGACGCCTCGGTCAGCATGTTCTTGATCGCGTTCGTGTTTCCGGCGTTCTTGGCATGGGTCAGGCGTCGCGCGACAGACGTCTTGTGCCCATCCATCACCTCGGCCGCGGCTGCAATCCGCTCCTGCGCCGCCCTGATGGCCTCGGCCTGCTCGGTGCTGCGCCGCGCCTTCGGAATGGCGATCAGGTCCTCGATCTCGGCCTCGGCACCCTCTGCCGCCGCGACGATTTCCTGCTGTCTCTCACCGATCGCCAGATAGCGCGTCTCCTGCGCGATCAGATCCGACAGGCCCTGCGCCAGCCGCCGCACGGCGATCTCATCCGGGTCGAGCTTCCAGCGCTGCCCGGTCCACAGATGCCAGCCGACGCGCGGCACAAAGCATATATCTGCACCGTGGTGAACGATCAGACGCTGTCCATTGCCGACGTCATTCAGGGGCAGCTGCGCGCAGATTGCCGCCGGCGCCTCTGTATCGCCGGCACCATCTCCGCCGGGTGCGGGATCGGCCGCGGAGCATGCGGCATACCCATCCCAGCCAGTGACATCCTCTGCATCCTCCACGATGGGGGTCACCTGCATCAGCGGGTCAAAATCTGTGCTCATCGTCCCCGTCCCGTAAATCGACCCGCCGGGTCGACGCGGCCCAGAAATGCCTTGCGATCTGCATCGCCAAAGCTCTCCCAGATCGCCGCGAAAATCCTCTTCCGAGCGGCCTCGCAAAAGGCCGTCCGCTCAATCCTGCGCAGACCGGCTGCGACATAGGCCTCGACCTCATGGGGCGTCGCGAGATCTGCCCACCAGGCAGCATCCTCCCGGATCCGGCCGGTCAGGGTGTCCGCCTCCGGTATCCCTGCCCCCAGCTCATCCAGAACCCACGCCATCACCTGCACTGCATCGTCGCCTCCGCAGACGCGGATCGATGACAGCAGCTGCAGCACTGCCTCCTGACGCCGGAAATCCTCTATTCCGGCGCCGGTGGGCAGTGCCGCGTCACCCCCGGCCGCCATAGACAAAAACCGGGAGGTTGCGGCTGATTGCCCACTGCACCTCTGCCCAGATTCCCGCCGACCGATCCCAGCCCGGGATATCCGGCACCACGATCATCGCGGCCTCATTCAGGATCGGCCGGCACCAGTCCGCCCAGAAATCGCGATCAAGTGGATTGAGCCTGCGCCCGGCCGTGCAGGCCTGCGCATGCATCGCCTCTGCCGCCAGCACGATCGGGCTGACCGCTGTCACACGCTCTCGCATCAGCATAACCATGTGCCGCGATGCCATGACCGACAGCGCCACCGAGCGCTCGAGCGACCATTTCCCCTTGACCAGCACCTCGCGGGTGTAGGGCGTCGCGAGATAGGCGATGCCGACATTATGTCGCGCGACAACTGCTGGCGTCGCACCGACATGCACCAGCTGTGCCCATGGCCCGTCCCTGTCCAGGACCTGCACCCAGTCGATTGCCTCGGCCGAGGTCATTGCGCGCACCCCGCTGCGCGCTGCGCAATGGTGGCCCCGTGCGGCGTGACCTCATAGATCGTCACATCGGACCCGACACCGCGCTCCTTGCCGCCGACGATCAGACCCTCTGCGTGCATCGCCTTGATCGCGGCATCCGAATCCACCTCGACCGGCATCGTCGCAATCAGCTCACCGCGCGTCAGCGGCACGCAGATGTGCCGGCTCCGGCGCCAGAATGCGGCCATCAGCGTGCGATGATCGAGGCCGATTTCATCGGCGCGGGCCAGATATCCGATCCCCCGCAGCCCGGCGAGGTCACACCCCGCGGCGTCCCGGCGCCGCAATCCGTCGCTCATGTCCATCTCCGTGTAAAAATGTGCGGCGGGTGTCCCATCCCGCCGCACCAGTTTCCCGCAGCCCAGGCATTGAAAACTGCGGGGGTGTTCCTCAGTCATCGGCGGCCATGCAGTCCAGAAATCCGCCATCCTGCGTCCAGATCTCCAGCCGCTGCCGCTCGACCGTCAGCGCCTCGGCGCTCTCGTGGGCACCGGCATCGCGCAGCGTCCCGACCGCTGCCGCAAGGCGATCGTCCGCCTCGGAAATCAGCACCCGCGCCGCATCTGCGATATGCACCCAGCTCACCGGTCACCCTCCAGCAGGTCGCTCCTGCCGATGGCGGTCAGCGCCTCGGCCCGCGTCATCTTTCCCCGCGTTTTCAGGACGTCATAATCCGCCCGTTCAGCGTCGCTGAGACAGGACAGAGGGTTTCCGGTCTGGCCTTTCTGCACGATGCCCTCATCGGTGGATCGGCGCTTGTCCGGCAACCTGATCCCGTGCCGCCCCTGCGCCAGCGATACCACCGAGACACTCCGCCCCAGCTGCCCAGCTAACTCGCTCACGCCCCATCCCTGCGCGACGGCATAGCGCAGGCGATCCGGCCAGCTCATTTCCCGCAGATCTGTCATTCCTCGCCCTCCAGCCGTGCCGACATCCGCCGCATCACCTCGAGCGATTCCGTGATTTCCTTGCGCGCCCTCGACCGGTCTCCGCGCCCCGTGGCATAGTCCAGCACCGCACTCATCGCCTCGCCATGCTCGCGCGATGACACGGCGACCTCTGCCAGCAAATCGACCGAGGTCGCCTCGGGCAGCGTCTGCGCCAGCCAGCGCCGCACGCTCTGCGACCCGATTGCACGCTCGAGCGCGAGGATTTCGATGAGCGGCCATTCCAGCTGCCCGGACTGCCGCCGCGAAATCGTGCCCTTCCCGACCTCCCGGCCAAGCGCAGCGCTGATCAGCGCCGCCGCGGCTTCCATGCCGCCCGCCTCCCGGATCAACCCTTCCATCAGGGCCCGGATCATCGCAGCGTCATTCATCGGTCGGCCCTCGCAGGACAGGACTGGAAACCGGGTTTCCGTGACCGTCATCCTCGCCGGGGGTAGCGTGGGGACATGAAAAGAATTCAGGCATTAGACAGCCATCCCCTTCACCTGACGCCGGCACCTGCACTCGGCAAGCTGCGACAATGTGAGGTCAGCTCCACGCTTTGCAGCAGCACGGATGATGTCCAGATCATAAGACGCAGGAATGCGCCCACGCTGCTTCCATGCCGCGACTGTCGGATATGGAAGCGACAGTTCCTTTGCCAGGTCCGAGAGGTTCGGGAAGATTTTCAGCACGTGTTCCATGATCGCACTATGCGTTACGCATTGCAGCACGTCAATGCCCATTGCATAGCGTCGCATGGTAGGACGGCGCCATGACGACGATTGCAGACAGGCTAAGAGAGGCGCGCGAGCGTGCCGGCTATGCGGTGGCGACCGATGCTGCGCGCCGCTTCGGGTGGGCGACACCCACCTATCTTGCCCATGAGAATGGCAGCAGAGGAATCAAGCCCGAAAAGGCACGCGAATATGCACGGGCCTTCCGGGTGTCCGCCGAATGGCTTCTACTTGGGATCGGCGAGAAGACGAAAAAGCTCGTGCCATTCGTTGGCTATGTCGGCGCCGGTGCCGAAGTCTTTGCGATCGATGACGGCGGGTGCCTGGACGAAATCGACCCGCCGCCCGGCATCGGGCCCGAGGCCGTCGCCGTCGGCGTCAAGGGTGACTCGATGTTCCCACGCTACATGGCCGGCGATATCCTGATCTATGACCAGCAGACAACGCCGGTCCGCGCAGACGGGCAGGAGTGCATCGTCAGCTTGCCGGATGGCCGGAAATTCGTGAAGATCGTCCGGGCAGAGCGGGATGGAACAGCGACGCTCGAGAGCTTCAATGCGCCCCCGATGCGCAACCTGATCGTGGAATGGGTCGCCCCGATCCTATGGGTCAAACGCAGCAATTCGAACTGATGTCGTTGAATAGGATATGAAATGCAAACATATGGAATTGCAAAGGTTTTTATACTCCTGATCGAGGTGATCGGGTGGCTCGCAGTTGCAATCGGTCTTTTCGCCGGCCTTGCGCTGATCAGACAGGAAGGGGTTCAGATGGCCGTTCTGAGCGGCTTTTCAATCACCGCATCGGGTATGACCCTGATTACGGTGATGCAGATTGCACGCGCCATTATCGACACCGCCAGGAATACAGCCAAAATCGTCGATCTGCTTGAGAAAAAATAGCCCTGCACCACCCCAGATCGCCCCCGCGCCCTCGGCCCGCCACATGGCGGGCCTTTTGCATATTGGGTGACAGCGATCTTTCGCTATGCGTTTTGTAGTTGACTGCGTGCTATGCGTTGCGCATAGTTGCCCCATCACCCGCCGCTGACACCCACCCCGGGCTGATCGCGGGATCACCGATGGAGGCACAATGATCGACACCACCGAATACAAGGCAGCGCCCGGCCTGACCGATGACCTGATCGGCCGGCATGTCATCATCCGCTCGAACTACGCCGGCGTGCATGCGGGCACGCTCACCGCTGTCGGCCCCGGCGGCAAGGTGCGGCTCAGCGCCTCGCGGCGGCTCTGGTATTGGTGGGCTGCGCAGGGGCACACGCTCACCGGCGTCGCGCTGCACGGCCTCAAGGCCGACAAGTCGAAGATCGCCGGGGCGCTCGATGACATCGTCATCCTCGATGCCTGTGAGATCATCCCGACGACGGCGCAGGCACAGGCATCGATCGAGGAGGCACCGACCTATGAACCCTGATGGCGGCAGCGGCAGCGGCATCTTCGGCGGCGGCTTCGGCAATGGCGACGGCGACGCCGATGGCGGCGGCGGCGGCGGTATTGGCGATGGCAGCGGCGGCGGCGGCGGTATTGGCGATGGCAGCGGCAGCGGCGGCGGTATTGGCGACGGCAGCGGCAGCGGCGGCGGCAACGGCAACGGCAGCGACGGCGGCGGTATTGGCAGCGGCGACGGCAGCGGCATCGGATACGGCGATGGCGGTGGCGGCGACTGACAGAGATCACTGAAAATCAACAGCTGGCGCGATCAGTGCCAGCATCCGAACCGACGGAGGATCACATGGGAAAGACCCGCCTGCACGTTTCCGACCTGCTGCTCGCGGCGCTGATCTGCGCCGGCAGCCTGGTCATCGCCCGCGCCGCGCTCGATACCGCGCTGGCGCTGCCGCAGCTTTCTGCCGGGGCGCTCGCCTGATGGTGCTGCCCGTCTCTCCCCTCGCCCGCCTGCTCGACCGTCTCACGCCGCTTGAGCCCGAGGATCGCATCGACGCGATCATGGGCGAGATCATGGCGACCGGCCGCAGCCAGCTCAACCTGTCCGTGCGGCCCGCGTGGATCGAGCTGCACGGCATCAAGGCCACGGGCCCCGACCTCGCCATGCTCTGCGCGCGCTGGATCGCCGCGGCGGTCGATGCCGCCCCGCTGGCCGAGGCCCGTGCGCAGGTGCCGCCGCGCAAGCCCAAACCCAGAGGCTGACATTGCACGGCGCGGGCGCCGGGACCTCCCCGCCGCCGCCCGCGCAGCCGCGACCCCGGCGGCGCCACCACTCACGATGACCACAGCTGCCGCCGGGGCAGTGATCCGGGCATGTCGCCCGGTGCGGGCGGGATTGCATTCGGCTGGCACCCGCCCGCCAACCATCGAAAGGAACCACCCCACATGACCGATCACAACCTCACCGCATGCCTTGGGAAGCAGGCAGAAGACAAGATCACCGGGATCCGGGGGACCATCACCATGCTCGCCCAGTATGTGGCGGGCACTCCCCGCGTCATGCTCGAGGCTGCCGCGCAAGACGGCAGCCTGCGCGAGATATGGCTCGATATCGACCGGGTCAGGATCAATGACGAACAGGACATCGAGGCTGAAATCAAAGGCAAGGGCCTGACTGCCGCACGCATCACACCTAACATGATCGACGCAGAGATTGTGGGCGAAGAATATCACGTCTTCCCGGGATCCAGCCTCACCATTTGCTGCCTGACCCTCAAGAACGGCTTCACGGTTACGGGCGAAAGCGCCTGCGCCAGCCCTGGGAACTTCGACGCAGAGATCGGGCGGAAGATCGCCTGGGGAAATGCTCGCGAGAAGATCTGGCCACTGATGGGGTTCAGGCTTCGCGACCAGCTCTCCGCCTGACCTTCCGGTGACCGGCCCCCGCGCGGGCCGGCATCCCGAGAGCCAGAGGAGATAGCCATGAATGCGATGACGCCTGCCGCCCCGCGGCATGAAGAAAATCAGGCCAGCATGGCCAGCCTCACCGCCATGCCGCCGGTCGACACGGGCGGGCGGATCCCGGTCAAGAACACGGCTGCGGACATCGCGGTCAGCGACCACTCCTACAGCGTCACCGCGGACGATCTGCGCCAGTTCATCGAGCGCTTCGAGCACCTCGCGGCCGAGAAGAAGGACATCGCCGAGCAGCAGAAGGACGTGATGGCCGAAGCGAAGGCGCGTGGCTACGACACCAAGGTGATGAAGATCATCATCGCGATGCGCAAACGCGACCGCGACGATCTGGCCGCGGAAGAGGCCACCCTCGACCTTTACATGCAAGCACTTGGGGCGCGGTGATGAACGCTCAATCCAAGATCTCCGCCGACACGCACCAGATCGCCAGCGCCTATATCCCGCTGGCAGAGTTTCGCCGGGCCGCGCGGCTGATGGCACAGGTGGTGCCGCGGCGGAACGTTATCCCTGTGCTGGGCTATGTGCGCGTCACGATCGGCCACGGGCGCGTCAGCCTGTGCGCGACGGACCTCGATATCGAGCTGACCATCAATGTCGACGCCGATACGGCGTTTGAGGGTGAGACCGCGGTCATGATCCGTGCCGCCACGCTCGCATCCTTCGCCGCAGCCGCGCGGTCCGTGGTCAACATCTCGGTGCATGCACCGGCGGGCGAGGACACGCCGAGCCTGATCCTGATGGACGGCGGCGACATGGTGGTGCGTCAGCGTGCCCTGATCCCGACCGGGGATTTCCCGCAGTTCTCCGCCTCGACCGTCAAGACCGCCACCTGGACGCAAACACCTGACGAGCTGCGCCGGATGATCCACCTGTGCCGCCACTGCATCAGCGCCGAGGAGACGCGGTATTACCTGAACGGCATCTACCTGCATGCACGCCCCGATGGCAGCACCCTGCGCGCGATGGCGACGGACGGGCACCGTCTGGCGGTCGTGGATACCGACACGCAGATCAGCGCGATCTTCGGCCAGACGCTCAGTGCCATCATCCCGAAACAGCTGGTGGATCTGCTGAAGCTGGTCACGCGGCCCGGGGATAACGCCCTCCTGACGGTCACGATGTGGGAGCGCCACGTGCATATTCATGGGCTGGACATCGAGGTCAGCGCCAAGCTGATCGACGGCCGCTATCCCGAGTACAGCCGCGTGATCCCCGCCGCATCCGATGCGATCTGCTGCACCATCTCCGGGGCAGAGCTGACCAGGCTGAAGCGTGCGGCGGCTGGTGCCGACTATGACGCCCATATCGCTCGCCTCGACGCCAGCAAGGGGATGATCTGCATCGGCAACCAGGACGGCGGGATCGAGATGCCGATCGACATCAAGTGCAAGGACGGCATGACGCCGCCGGTTTTTGGCTTCAGCCTTTTCTACCTCGCCGAGCAGGGCCGGGTTACGCCGACCTTCACGGTCAAGGGCGCCGGCCCCAGAGATCCGTTCATCATCCACGGTGACGATCCAGACGCCATGTTCGTTCTTATGCCGGCGAGGGTGTGATGGAACAGCCTCACCACCCTGCCCGCGTCAGCCTGGCGCCGCTCCCGGAGGCGCTGCGCCTGCGGCACGACGATCCGCGCGCTGAGACGGCGCCGCCTCGCGACGTCATCTCGCCCCCACGCCGCCCGCGCCGCCGCACTCCCGTTCTGGTCGTGGCGCTGCGCGAGATGCTGGCGGAGGGGCGCGCATGACCGCCCTGCGCGTCCTGATCGGCTGCGAGCGCTCGGGCATCGTGCGCCGCGCCTTCGCGACCCGCGGGCATGAGGCCTGGTCGTGCGATCTCGCCCCGGCCGAGGATGGCAGCAACCGGCACATGGTCTGCGATGTGCGCGAGGCGCTCGGCCTCGGCTGGGATCTGGCCGTCATCTGCCACCCGCCCTGCACGCGCCTCGCCAACAGCGGCGTGCGCTGGCTGGCCACCCCACCGCGCAATCCGCCCGACGAGGTCACCGCGGCCGAGCGCGCAGCCTGGCGCGGGCTCGATGACGCGACCCGCCTGCAGATCATGTGGCGCCTGCTCGATGAAGGCGCGGCACTCTTCTCGGCGTGCTGGAGCGCTCCGGTGCCGCGGATCGCGATCGAGAACCCGGTGATGCACAAGCACGCCAAGGCACGGATCCACGATTTCCGCCCCTTTGCGCAGAGCGTGCAGCCCTGGCAATTCGGCACCGATCCCGCCGGCCCGGACAATGTGACGAAGCGCACCTGCCTGTGGCTGCGCGGCCTGCCGAAGCTCACGGCCACCGGCACGCTCGACGGCAGCACCGCGCGCGACGAAATCCACCGCGCCCCGCCCGGCCCCGGGCGAAAGGTCTTCCGCAGCCGGTTCTTCCCCGGCCTCGCAGCGGCCATGGCCGAGCAATGGGGCGATCACGCCCTCGAAGAGATCAGGAGGATCGCATGACCAGAGAAGAAGCCATTGCGCGGATCAAGGCGCTGCGGGCCCGCGCCGCCGACGAGGCATCCTCTGAGGCAGAAGCCGCCGCGGCCGCCGCACGCGCCTCGAAGATCATCTTCCAGTTCGAGGTGACCGAAGAGGAGTTGATCGAGCGTGGCGTCGGCGGCGTGACGGAGGCCGAGCACAACGCCGGACGGCGCTATGCCCACCCGACGCTAGAAGAGGCCGCGGGCGCGATTGGCATGTATGCCGAATGCAGCGCGCTGTTTCGCCGGGGAGCCAACCTGTGGGTCGGGCAGCCGGAGGACGTCGAGTTCGCGCTCTACCTCTGCGAAATGATCCAGGCGGCGGCCGAGCGCGCCTATCTGAACCACCGGAAGGCCAGGTTCTTCTCTGCGCCGAATGCTCACTATCGGAGGTCATTCCTGATCGGCTTCGGCAGATCGATCGCCGAGAGGCTTTGGAACATGACGTCCGAGCGGCGGAGGAGCCGCGCGCGCAAGGGCGGCGGCACTGACCTCATCGTCGTGAAAAATGCCCTGATCGATGCCTACATGACGGAAAACTATCCGGACATCGGGCACACCAGGAGCCGCGCGCGGAAAGAGCCCGATCACAGGGCCTTCCTGTCCGGATATGTGGATGCGGCGCGCGTGAACCTCGAGAGACCACTCTGCGGAACGCCTGCAGCCGGCAAGATCGGAAACGCGGCATGACCGCTGCACCGTCTGCCAAAGCCGTCCCCCGCCGCGCCGTCGACGCCCTGGACATCATCACAGCGGTTGCGCCGCTGGTGGTCGAAGCGAAGCAAGAAGGGAAACAGGAATGA